GCTTTGGCATATCACTTCATTCTTCAACCGATCATGGTATTTGCCATATCTGTTTATGGGGTATCAGTTACACTTCCAGACTTCGATATGAGTAGCTTAATGACTGTATTGTTAGGTATGTTGGGTCTTGGTGGTCTAAGAACATTTGAAAAAGTGCAAAAAGTCTCAAGAGAGAAGTAATGCCTAAAAAGTCTAAAGCACAGTTTACTACTTCACACCAATCTGCTTGTGGTGTAAATGGCAAGAAAACATCTTTAGGTCGTAGAAACTTTGGTTCATCTTCAATGAATAAGCACAAAAGAAGAAGTTATAAAAAATACAGAGGGCAAGGCAAATAAGCTACAATAAGATATGGCTCATTTAAGACAACAAATCAGAGAAAGAGTAGCAACAACTTTAACTGGTTTAACAACTACAGGTTCTAATGTATTTCAATCTAGGGTTTACCCTGTCGAGAATAATAAATTGCCCTGCTTGTTAATTTATACCAGAGATGAAACTTCAGCACCTCTGGCAATGAATCCACCAAGAAGTATAGAGAAGATACTATCTTTAGTTGTAGAAGCCTATGTCAAAGCTAATGCTAATTATGACGATACGATTGATACTATCTGTAAAGAAGTAGAAGAAGCCTTATATACCGATAGAACTATCAATAATTTAGCTCAAGACAGCTTCCTCGTTAGTACCGAAATAAATTTCAATGGAGATGGCGATAATCCATTAGGAATTGTTGTAATGACTTTTGAAATCGCTTATTATCATACAGAAGGAACTTTAGAATAAAATTATGGCTACATATAAAGGTTCAGATGGTGTTGTTACTATAGCTGGCAGCACAGTCGGTGAAATTAGATCATTCTCAGTAGAAGAATCAGCAGATACTATTGAAGATACAGCAATGGGTGATACATCTAGAAGCTACAAATCTTCATTAAAGTCTTTCACAGCTTCTATTGATGCTTTATTTGATAATGATGATGCTGGTCAAGATGCTCTTACTATAGGTGCAGAAGTTGCTTGTGTTTTTAGATCACAAGGTACAGGTTCAACCAATATGGAAAGATCAGGCACAGGTATTGTAACTGGTATTAGTATTAATCAATCTTACGATGGATTAGTGGAAACATCTTTTACTTTACAAGGAACTGGTGAATTAAGTATTACAGATCAAGCATAATAAATGAAGGCAATAGAAAGAGCTAAAGCTCATTTTGACAGTCTTGACATCAAGAAAATCAGTGTACCTGAATGGGGTGATGATGATGGCAACCCTTTGGTCATCTATACTAAACCCTTAACCCTACAAGAAACATCAAAACTATTTCGCATGGCAAAAGAAGATGATATGGCCATGCTTGCTTATGTCTTAATTTATAAAGCATTAGATGAAAATGGCGATAAGATATTTGATCTAGGTGATAAGAACACATTACTTAACAAAGTAGATCGCAATGTGCTTATTAGAGTGTCCAATGAAATCATGGCTGAACAGCCAGAAGAAGTCGTAAAAAAAAATTAGAAGATAATCATCTTCTATTCAATCAATTCCAATTAGCTGAACTTTTGGGTAAAACCCTAGACGAGATTCAGCAAATGACAACAGAAGAATACCAATTATGGACAGCTTACTTTAAAATAAAACAAGAACGAACTAAGAATGGCTAACCAGAAGTACAAAATTGAATTAACTGCTGTTAATAAAACTAAGGCAGTTTTTAATAATGTTAAGAAAGGTCTATCTGCTGTTAAGGGTGCAGCAACAGGTGTAACCAAAGTATTGGGTGGGGCAGCATTGGCTTTTGGTGGTGTCGCTACTGCTTTAACTTTAGTAACAAAGCAATCTTATGATTACATCGATGCATTAGGTAAAACTTCTTTACGAACTGGCATAGCTGTTGAAAATTTACAAGCATATATTATTGCAGCACAAGAATCAGGCTCAACTACAGAAGAAGCAACTAAAGGTTTTGAAAAATTCGCAAGAAGCATTGGTGATGCAGAAAGGGGTTTAAAAACACAACAAGATATTTTTAATGGTCTTGGTGTATCCATTCGTAATGTAGATGGGACAATGCGATCTACTGAAGAAATTTTAAAAGACACAGCAGAAGGCATTAATAATCTTGGAAGTGAAGCTGAAAAAGCTACAGTATTGGCTAATCTATTTGGTAGAGCAGGTTTAAAATTTTCTGAAATATTTAGAGGTGGTGCAGCAGGGCTTGATGCTTTTACATTAAAAGCAGCACAGCTTGGTATTATTTTAGATAGTGAAATTGTAGACAATGTTCAACAATTTAATGATTCGTTTAATATACTGACCAATCAATTTAATTCATTTAAAAATAATATATTGGGTGCTTTTGCTCCAGTGCTTTTAGCTGTTACTGAAGATTTATCTTCTTTTTTCGGAGTTGCAGATGATGGGCAGGAAGATATAGAGGATATTAGAAAAGAATTTAAGGCATTGGGAGAATCTATTGCTAAAGATGTTGTCGAAGGCATTGCTACAACAATACAATCTGTCGGTGAACTTATACTTTCTGTTCAGAATTTTGCATCTGAAACAGAAATTGCTATTAATAATTTGAAACTATTGATTGACCCAACCCTATTTGATTTCATTAGTGCTGCTCTTAAGAAAAATAGTACAGAATTATCAACACTATTCATAGAAATGTATGCTGGAGTTGATGCAACTGCACGCTTAAAGAAAAGAAATGAGGAATTAAAAGCAAGCATTGATAATAATTCCAATTCATTAGAAGGTGCAGCAAATCAAGTTAGAAAATATGGCGAAGGCATAGGTAAAGCAAATGATTCCAATACATCTTTAACTAATGGCTTGAATAACACAAACAATGCTTTAGCAGATCAAGCCGATAAAGTATTTGATATGTCAAAACCTTTAGAAGTTTATGGTCAAACATTAGATCAATTAACCAAATTCACAGATCAAAACACAGTAAAAGCATTTCAAAATGCTGAAGATGCATTGGTCGATTTTGTTAGAACTGGTGAAGCTGATTTCAAGAAATTCACTGATAATGTCATAAGAGATTTAATTAGGCTACAAATAAGAATGACACTAATAACACCATTTTTCACAGCATTTGAAGCTGCTGGTGGTTTCGGTAAGGGTGGTTTATTTGCAGGTTTTGGTGCTTTATTTGGTGGTGGTAAGGCTGATGGTGGTGCTGTTAAGGGTGGCACACCATATCTAGTTGGTGAAAGAGGTGCAGAACTTTTTGTACCGAATACTTCAGGACAAATAATTACAAATGAAAATACAAAAGCAATGATGGGAAGTGCAGAGCCAGTTAATGTTAATTTCAATATACAGGCTACCGATGCTAGTGGTTTTGATGAATTACTATCATCAAGAAAGAATCAAATCGTAGCTATGATTTCACAAGCTATGAATCAAAAAGGTAAGGTAGGTTTAATCTAATGGCAGGTGCATTTCCAACAACCAAGAAACCTAGAGTGTTTAATTTCACTTCTAACAGACCAAATAGCACAGCCTATACATTAAGTGGCAAAAGATCAGTTAAACAGTTTGCAGCCCAATACTTTAGCTTCAGTGTACAAATGCCACCTATGAAACAAACAGACTTTCAGGAATACTATGCTTTCTTAGTTAAACAGAAAGGTAGCTTTGAAGATTTTACTTTTGAATATCCATTAGATAACTTAGGTGCTGATAAAGGTGAAACAGATATATTGGCTAATGGAGCACAAGCTGTTGGTGATAATACAATAGCTATGGATGGTTTCACTGCTGATACTACAGGGGTACTGAAAGCTGGTGATCTAATTAAGTTCGCTAACGACAATAAAATATACATGGTTACAGCAGATGCCAATTCTAATGTTAGTGGTCAAGCCACTGTATCTATCGAGCCACCTTTACAAGATGCTGTTGTTGATAACGAAGCAGTTACAGTTAATAAACCATCATTCACTGTTGCTTTGGTGCAAGACGATGTTTTATACAGCACTGATGCAGCAGGTTTCTTTACATTAAGTTTTGATGTTCGTGAGGTGTTGTAATGGCAAGGACATTAAGTTCTAACATAGAAAACCAAATAACCCAAGAAGGCATTAGAGTTGTCCATTTATTAAAACTAGACACATCAACATCAATCAAAGTTACCAATCATGTCAAAAATTTAGTTTATGCTTCTAATACTTATGAAGCTGGTGGTAATTTCTTAGATATAGCAGAAGTACAAGAAACTGGCTCACTAGAATACAGCAATCTAAATATTGGTTTAAATAATGTTACTGATGCTGTTAGGGATGTTTTCAAAGCACAAGATTATATTAGTAAGACTGCCACTGTATTTGTTGCTTTCTTAGATGCTAATGAAAACATTATTGATGCTTATGAATACTTCAGGGGGACAATTGCATCTTCAAGCATTAGTGAAGCTAAACAAGGTTTTAAAATTGATATTGAATTGGCTTCGCAATGGAAGAATTGGGAAATAAAAAAGGGTCGAAGATATACTCAAGCATCACAAAACGATTATTTAAATAGAAACTCTTTATCTACTGATGTTGGTCTAGCATTTGCCCATGAAGTATCAGAAGGAGTAAGGTGGAATAGATGATAGACCCATTCACAGGTGCAGGTGCAGTATTTAAAGCATTTTTAAGTGTAGGTAAATTTATTGGTAAGGTTGGTGCTTTCTTAGCAAAACCAGCAGTACAACTATCTCTATTCGTTGCACAAGGTGTCATGGCTCATCAAGCAGCCATGAAAGCCAAAAGAACTGGTGCTGATATTTTGCTACAAAAATATGGTACAGGTGGTGGCATACCAGTTATTTATGGTACGAGACGAGTTGCAGGGACAGTGGTTTATATGGAAACCCAAAACAACAGAGAACTTTATGTCGTCTATGCGATTGCAGCCCATGAAATAGATAGCTTTGATTTGGAATCCATACAACTAGATGGCAGAACAATCAAAGACACCAATATCTATCGTCAAGGTTACGACATATCAGATGGTACAACTAGAATTAATTTTAGACCTAGTAGTGTAACTAGAGCATCTGGTACATTCTGGGGCAATACACCTGCTGAAAGAACCAACATAACAGACCCAGCAAATATCGATGACAATGCTAGAATGACATTCAACTGTCATAAAGGCACAACCAGCCAAGCAGCAGACCCAATGTTAGAAGGCATACTGACTGACTGGACATCCAATCACAAGCTAACAGGCATTGCTTATATCGCTGCTAACTACGAATACGATACACAAGGTATGTTTACAGGCATACCTAATTTAACCATCGTTGTTAATGGTAAGAAGGTCTTTGACCCTAGAGATACAGGTCAAACATTTGGCACAGAATCAACTTACACTCACTCATCCAATGCAGCTTTGTGTTTATTGGATTACATTACCAATGACGACTATGGTAAAGGATTAAGTACAAGCGATTTAGAATCTGATTTTGCTTCATGGAAAACAGCAGCCAATGATTGCGATACATCTGTGGACACTATAGATCATGATGGCATATCGGTTGAATCGGCATCGACAGATAGCGATGTAATGATTATTGCTTCTGCTAGTCAAGCTAAATTCAACAAACTCAAAATTGGTAGTAAGTACACTGTTGATGATGGTACGACTACCTATGTCAATAATAAAAAACTAATAGATAAGGACAGCACCCAAATAGACCTAGATGGCTCTAATCCTTTTGCCATACTAAAACTTAAGTTTGAAGATGGTGCAATAGATAATGCCATCACTTCAGCTACATCTTGTGATTTCGCAGAAACCCAAATTAGATTTGATTGTAATGGTGTACTAGATACTGAAGAAACTGTATTGGAAAACACCAAGCTATTGATTGCTAATATGCGAGGTATTTTTACTTATGCTAATGGTAAATACCAAATTAAAGTCGAAGGTACTGAAAGCTCAGTAGTCACACTGGATGAAGATGACATTTTAGAATCTGGTATTACGCTATCTTTAGAAAACAAAGAAGCCAAGTACAACAAGGTAGAAGCTGAATTTTACAATGCACAAAAAAGGTATGAATCAGATACTACCTATTACACAGGTGAAACTTCAGACACATTCTTGGCAGACGATGGCAATGAAGTATTAGAAACAAGAATACAACTACCATTCTGTACCAACCAAAGAATAGCTTACAACCATGCCAAAGGCTTACTAAAAAGATCAAGAAAACAAAAAACCATATCCTTTGTAGCTACACCTAAAGTATTAAAAGCCAAAGTGGGTGAAGTCATTACTGTTAGCAATACCAACCTTAATTTATCTAGTGAGTTATACAGAATCACCAATATGACCATTAACCCTGATCTTAATATAGCTGTTACTGCTATTGAATATCAAACCGATGTTTATGGTTATGTGACCCCACCAGATGAAGATATCGATATACCAGATGACCCACCAGAAGGTAACAGGGTCGTAGCACCAACCAATTTAACCTTTACTAATAAAAATGCAACGACAGGTGAAGCAGCAAAATTAACTTGGACTGATTCTACAAAATATCCTAGTTATGAATTTAGGGTACGAATTATTGATGGTTTAAAGACCAGATACGACAAACGAGTTAAAGACACATATTTCTATTTAGATGGCATATCTGTTAAGAATGGGTATGAAGCTAGAGTTTCAGCGATTAATGCGTTAGGAGTTGAATCTGACACTACAAATATCACCATCAATGTCACAACTGAGCCAATTACAACACCAGATATTAAACAAGGTTCTATCGGTGGATTTAGCTTCACTGCATCTAAAATGTATCACCCTGTTGATGGTAGTGATACAGGTGTCTTTGAAACATCCAATGTCTATATAGACGACACAGGACAATTCTCTCTTAAAGACAAACTCTCTTTCGATGGCACTACTTTAACCATAGATGGTGATGGTACTTTCTCAGGTGATATTTCATCAGCCACAGGAACTATATCTAATAGCATCCAAATAGGCTCTGGGGAATCAGTATTTAAAGCAGATAGTAATGGAATCTATTTAGGGAATGAAACCTTTGCCAATGCAGAATTTAGTGTCACACCAGCAGGAGCACTGAAAGCCACAACAGGTACGATTGGTGGTTTTGATATTGGTGATACCTTCTTGAAAGCAGGTACAACAGCAGACCCAGCCAGCATTATTAGATTAAGCACAGTCAATGGCATACACATGGGAAGTGATGTTTTTGCTAATGCCCCATTTAATGTCACCAAGTCTGGTCAAGTAACAGCTACCGATTTAATTTTGAAGAAAGGGAATGTTACTTACTTTGATTCAACCGATGGTTTCTCAGCAGAAGCGATAGCACAAATAGCATCTAGTTTGAATACCAGAGTACAAACCTTTGCTTTCTCCAGTGAGAACAATACCGACTATGCCACTATAGAAACCACAGAGGATAGCCAAGATATTAAATTGGTTGTCAGAGCCAATGCATCAAATTTAAGAGGTGATGGCACATCTGAAGCATTAGCTATAGCTGAAATACCAGATAATTTAACCATCAAGATTGAGTTCGATGACAATACTGGCTTCACTTCACCAACCACTATTGGTTCTTTGCAGACATACAATGCATCAACCGATGGCACACCAACAACATCTGAATATGAAATAGAGACTTTAGACTTGTCTGAATTGGGTGGCGACTTCTCAGCATTTGTCTTAGGTAATGATGGTGCTGTCAATGCATCAGGAGACATCGTTTACACAGTCAGCAGTTACACAGTAGCCACAGCAGGAACTTATTACTTCAGAGTGATCTATGACACCACAGACACCAGTTACAATGCCACCAATGACCCAGATAGCTTCACTAGATCACTAGAGATTGAAGATTTATCAGGTAGTGGTTTCTTAATTAGCAATGGCAGTTCAGGGGCCCAGACATCTGATGCCGTTACTTTAACAGGGACACAAACCATCACAGGAGCTAAAACCTTCAGTGCCACCACAACATTTTCAGGCGATGTTAATATCTCAGGTGATCTATCGGTCACAGGTACAACCACGACCATTGACACTGCCACATTGAATGTTGAGGACAAAAACATCACCCTTAATTACGCCACAAGCGATTCTTCATCTACAGCCGATGGAGCAGGTATCACCATCCAAGATGCAGTTAATTCAACAACAGATGCAACGATCTTATGGGATGCCACCAACGATGAATTTGATTTTTCACATCCAATCAATATAACAGGTGCGATCACATCTTCTGGCACATCTACTTTTGATGCTA